GTGAGCTTGACATCTTCGATGAGTTGCATTTCCGATGACTCCGTTTCGCTTTCGGGGCTGGTAGAAACCACAGTATTCCTCCGGTCAAATAAACCGAATTATCCCTGGTGAAATGAGAAAATGGGCAGCCCGAAAGCTGCCCATTTATTCCCTATTGACACGGTTGCTAGCTCAGACTTGGCCAAGCAGGAGCATGGTTGCCATGAGCGCGACGAACACGGCGATGTAGAAGTACATGCGTCGACCGCAAGTCGGGCATGTGAACTTGTGCAGCGCGTAGCGGATCTCTACCTGCGTCTGCACCTTCACCAGAAGCTCCCAGGGAAGCCCGTGATGTGTCCGATCGGATGGTCATGCCCGACTTCGTGCCCGGTCTCACGCACGAGTTCGACCTTGCTGCGTACCGGGATCTTGACCATCGATCCCTTCGGTTGCGGCTGCTGTTCCTGTCCCTTGGGCATGTCAGCCACCCTTCACGAGGTCGGTCAGTGCCTGACGCGTTTCGAGCCGAGTCTGGGCACGTTGCTGGCGCGCTCGCTTGCCTCGGTTGGACTGATAGCGCTGGCGCGCTATCTCGTTCGCTTCGCTCGTCTGATGCCGGCGCGAGAACCGACCGCCTGAGCAGTCATCCTTGAACCAGCGGGGGAGTTTGTCCATTGTGTCTCACCTTCTGCGCAATGCGCTGATGATTGTTGGCAAGGCACATAGCGTGATGACCGCTACGCACCAGAGGGTTGTGACGGCGACCTCGTTGTTCACCAGATTGGACGCCACGTGTGGGCCTCCACTTCGTTCGCAGCTTTCACGAGGTCATCTAGGCTGACGCCTTCAGCTGACTCGGTCGCCTCAGCTAGCAACGGGCACTCGTCCTCTAGATGGAAGTGGATTGCATTGTCGTTCGTCAGGTAGCCGTAGCCACGCAGACCGAACTTGATCGGCAGACGAAACTCGTCAGGGCGGGTGGACCATGTCTTGCATCGCCCGTTTGAGCGCCAGCGCTCCTGGTGTGTCTTTGAGCAATCGCCGTTCCGCGTATCGTGGAACACGGTATGCGTCATACCGGCGGCGATGGCCTGCTCACGGGCGACAGTCACCAGAATCGCCCGTCACGAGGTTCTTCGGGCGGTAGCTTCTCGACTTCCTCCTCGTAGTGCTTCTTGATCCGTTCTTTCTCGTCCCTGTCGGGCGGCTGTCGACGCGAAGGCGGTACGTGCGAGTCGCTCTCTTGATCGCCACCGTTGCCTCCTCCGCTCAGCCCTAGTGCCTGAAAGAAAGATCCCATTCTGATCTCCTATTCGCTTCGCTCATGCGAGCTAGATCGCTCGCTCTTGTTTCCCGGGTACTCGGATGCGTCGGGACGCGAGAAACCCCGTAGAAGCGAATCTACGGGGCTTTCCGAGGACTGTAGATTGTGCGTGCGGACTAGTGCTCGTCGTACAAGTCTCCACAACGACCGCAACACAGTCGATGACGCTGACTGCGAACCCATGCGATGAGACGCCGACGACGCGTCAGCTTGACCTTGGGCATGGGTTCTGAGAACAGATAACCCATGACGCAGTGGCCGGTCTCTTGATCGTAGTTCATGACGCTCCCCTCAGTGATGATGTGGAGTGTAGTCCCACAAGCCGGCTAGTTGCTGCTTCAGTCGGTAGAGCACGACTCGGTCTGAGACAGCCTCACGCAACCGGTTGAACATCACGGTTGCGGCTTGCTGGGCGAGTATCGAACGCATGACGCACTCAGTTGAGACGTCCGGACACGTAGCGGCCTGTCGCATCGCTAGAGCCTTGTACGCGTGCATTTCCTTGAGCAGCTGAGGGATGCGCCTAACCGGGCAGAACTGAGCTACCCGCATAATGCGCTCAGATTGCTTGGACGTCAGGAACGCGTACTCGTCCGAGGTCAGTGCTCGATAGTCCGCGCGCTGCCCCTTGAGCATTTCAGCGTAGCTGAGACGCTGGAAATCAGCCTCAGCCTCGGGGTTCGCCGGTACGTGCTGACGCATGAAATGCGCTACGGCACATGGAACGCACGTGGTTAGGTTGTGCTCTCCGCCGGAAGAGCCAATCGCACGTACCCAATCTGGCGTGTCACAGACCAGGGCGCGTGAGAATGACGTGCGAGTATGTCGCACGCCATCGCTCACGGTTGTGAACTTAACCGTCATAGAGACTCCGATCTCTCTCCGCCTGCTGATAGCACAACGCCTGCCCACCGGGGAGGATGGGCAGACGCTGTAGACCAGCACGCAGGGATCACGCCTTCGCGGCGACGGCGTGGACCTTGTCGTAGAAGGTGCCGGCCTTTGTCTTGACGGCTCGCAGGTGCTCCGAGGTCGCCTGGCCGGTCAGGAACGCTTGCACGATGGCCTGACGCTGCGGGGTCAGCTTGGACTCTGCACCGACACCCCAGTGAGCGAGGGCCGCACGCTGGGCATCCGTGAGCTGCGAGACGTGTTGGAAGTCACCGAGCGTCGGGGCAGGCGGGGCGACGGGCGCCACGGCGGCCGGAGCTGGGATGGTCGGAAGCGACTGCACCACGGGCGCAGCTGGCATCGGGGGCAGGCCAGGGATCGCAGGGACAGCCGCAGGCTGGGTTGCCGGGTGACCATTCTGGGCGGCCTTGTGAGCCTTCGCCGCACGTGCCTTCGCCGATGTGGCCTGACGACGGACCGTCTCGTATTGGTCGGGCAGGTCCTTCAGCCCCTGCAAGCGAGCGAGCACGTGGAAGTAGTTCTCCGCGACCTCGTCCTTGTTGGGCAGACGGCCGTTCTGACCGATGAAGGTTTCCAGCCACGTCGGGTCACCCTCGGGAGCGACGAACGGCGCAGCCGGAGGCTGGGCAGTCGGCACGTTCTGCGGGGCGTACATGCAATCCGGCTTGTGCTGGCCGTTGTACTCGCCGCAGGCCTGGCACGGAACGATGCCGGAGTCTGCGACAGACGGCGCGTTCGTGATCGGCACCACGGGCGGGATCGGATCGGGCAGGACGTTCAGCTGACGCTGTTCACGCTCGGTCGGCTCGACAGGGGAAGGCTGGACCGAACGGGCGATGTCGCTGGTCGGGTTGGCCATCCGGGCCTCGGACAGGGCCACCTGGACTTGCTGCCAGTCACTCGGGCTGGCGTCGGTCGGAACTTGGATGAGCAGGATGTTCGACATGGGGAAACCTCCGGTGGCGGCCGGTCTCTCCGACTCGCCAATCACCACGTTAGTGACCCCGTCAAGTTTCCGACGAATCCCCTGCTCAGCGCCGGTTTCACCAGCATTTCGCTCGACTCTCCGAGTCGCGACCTGATGAGCATTTGCCCTGGTCAGGCATGTTGCACTCATACGCACGTAGCGGCATATCCGAGCGTGTATGTAATGAGCGTCACGCGTTCATGACGGTTACGCACGTACAGTTGTAACGCAAGTGCAACGGTTCATGCGTCTGTGTCGCACGTGTGTTCGTGTTCATAGGGCGTACGACTGTTCGTACTACCCGCCTCGGGTAAGCAGGCATGAGCAAGCGTAAGCGGGTGGTTACGGATTCGTAGACACGCGTGTTCATGACTGCGAGGGTACGCGTGAGCGTACGCGCATACGCACGCGTAGGGATTCTCATCAACCACAGAGAGTGAGCGAGAACCGTGGTTCCTTCGGCTGATCTTCGGCCTCGCGCGTGACGTACCCGGGTGTAGGGGGGGAGGGGGGTCTGCGCTTCCCTATATATATAGGTACTTAGTCATCCAGAACGTCAGAATCGAAATCGTAGGGCGGGGGCGCTTCAGTGCCACAGTTGCAACAAACGTCCTCGCTGTTCTGCCAGCAGCAGCAATGGTGGTCACACTCCATCACAGCAGTGATCCTTGTGTCCACAGTACGGGCACCTCCAGTGCGTCCTGTTCGGATCGTAGAGCATCCCACAGTTGAGACAGATCATAGCATCCACCTGAGCCTAGAGACAACAAAAGGCGCCTCGCTCGTGGCGAGACGCCAGAATTCCGATTCGTAGCTTCTCTTACCTTAACTTACTTACCTTACTTAAGTAAGCACGGCGGCGTCCTAGCCGCCGCCTACGTTACTTCCCTCGGTCGTTCGCTCATCCGGCGTAGCGGATTCGCTCACTCCCTTTCTTAAGCCCTTTTTTATAAGAGCAAGCCTGTCCCAGAAGAAGGATTCCTACCTTCTGTGTTCTCCCACGTCCGCTCCGTGCGGGCGTAGCGGACTACTTACGCGGGTTGGGACAACCCTGCGCGTCTTATGAGATGTCGAACGCAGTAGATCAGATGCTTCCGAAGCCGTCCGGTCCAACGCTTCAGTGGCGCAAGGAGGGCACCCGTTGGGTGATGCCTGACCTCCAGTCCGAGTTTCTCGACTGGCTGTTGACCCTTCCCGAGGACCGCGAGCACAAGACCGCTACGCTCTGGGCTGAGGCCCATGGCGTTCGTCCGCAGACCGTGCGCGATTGGAAGAAGAACGACAAGTTCCTCGCTGAGTGGACGCGTCGTGCTCACCAGAAGAACATTTCGGTCGACCGCGTTCAGAACGTGCTCGATGCTCTCTATCGCGCCGCTGTTGCTGACAAGCCGGACGTGAACGCTGCCCAGCGTTGGCTCGGGTACATCGAGAAGCTGATGCCTCCTCAGCGAGCCGAGCGCGACCCGGACATCAGCGATCTCTCAGATGAGGATCTCTTGAGGGAGATTGCCGAGTTGCAGATGGAGGAGGGCGTCAGCGAAGCTGGCCCTGAGGATTACCCTGGTAAGGCCGGACTAGTTCGATGACTGACAGGCGTTCGCGGCTTGAAGCCGCTCGTCGTGAGCTTCTCTGGCGCAAGGCCAAGAACAACGAGGCGTGGTGCCTCGGTAAGTACTGGTCGATCAAGGTGCCCGGAACGGGCCGTATGATCCTGCCACTACGCGACGCTCAGCTCCAGGCGCTGGCTGAGTGGTCGGTTGAGCGCTACTCGCTCACGCTGAAGGCAAGGCAGATCGGCTGGTCAACGATCGTTGCTGCTCACGCCTTCCACTGTGCTTTCTTCCATCCTGATCGAGAGATCCTGTTCATTTCGAAGGGTCAGACCGAGGCTAAGGAACTGCTAGCCAAGGTCAAGTACGGCCTGCGCTTCATGCCTGACTGGATGCGTAACCGTGGTCCGGTGATCCTGAACAACTCGCAGGAGCGGATCGACTTCGACAACGGTTCGTCGGTCATCAGCTTGCCTTCGGCCGCTGACCCTGCCCGTGGTTTCTCTGGCTACCTTGTCGTTGTCGATGAGTGGGCCTTCCTGAACGACCCTGAGGGCGCCTGGGCTTCGATCGAGCCGGTTGCTGACGTCGGTGGACGGATCATCGGCCTGTCGACCGCTAACGGTTACGGCAACTTCTTCCATACTGCCTGGGTAGACGCTACGACCGGGAACAACTTCTTCAAGACGATGTTCCACTCGTGGCGTGCCGGCGGACGTGATGACGCCTGGTACGCGGCTAAGAAGAAGGCGCTGCCTGATTGGCAGCTAGCCCAGGAGTACCCGGATAACCCAGAAGAGGCCTTCATCAAGTCTGGTAACCCGGTGTTCGATCTCGATGCCCTGCTAGAGATGGGCAAGCAGATCTGGACTCCACAGGTCGGGACCCTAGAGTTTGTCCCACAGGCGGTGTTGACTGATGCTTAAGTTGATTGAGAGCACCGCCTGGCCTCCTCAGGGGCCGGTGCGCATCTTCCAGGAGCCACTGCGAGATCATGCCTACGTGATCGGAGCTGACCCGGCCGAAGGTCTAGAGCACGGTGACGCAGCCGCTGCCTGCGTCATCGACATCGAGACCGGGTTGCTCGTAGCTACGTTCCACGATCACTGTGACCCGGACTTGTTCGGTGAGCAGTTGAACAACCTCGGTCGGTACTACAACAACGCCTTGATCGGCGTCGAGATCAACAACCACGGTCACGTTACTGTCTTGACGCTACGCAAGCTCGGGTACCCGAGGATCTTCAGGCGTCGTACGATCGGCCAGATCTCAGACAAGCACGCTCCACAGTACGGCTGGCTGACGAACAAGCTGAGCAAGCCGAAGATGATTGATGACCTCGGAGCTGCTATCCGTGATCGCTCGATCGACATCCGCTGTGAGTACACGCTAGCTGAGCTACGTACGTACATCCGCGAGTACGGCCCTGGCGGGACCGTGAAGACGCACGGATCTCCTCATGACGACCGGACGATGTCGCTCGCTATTGCCTGGCAGATGGTGCCGTATCATCGGATCTTCGTAGAGGAAGAGAAGCCGTCAGACGTCGGAACCTGGAACTACTACTACCGACAGGCAACCGAGGCATCTCAGGCTCAGTCGGACGTCAAGCCGCTCGGT